GCCAGGGGAAACTGGCTTTACTTCGCCAGATATTAAACCTCCAACAAGCGAACAAAAACAATAAAGATGGCAAAAACATTTAATCCTCAAAGAGTAGGCGGTGGAACTTTTTCTCTAGTAAGAGATGCACAAGGTAATTATAGTTTAAAAGAAACTGGATTTGATAAAGTAGTTTCATTACCTATGATTGAACTTGGTCAAACTGCACAAACAACAACAGCACAACAAACTAAAACAGCTTCACAATTAACAGGACAAACTGCACAAGCATTAACTAGTGGTGCTACAACTAGTGGTGCTAGAACTGGTGGTGGAGGCAGCGGTGCTTTTCAATTTACTGATGTTAGTCCTTATAAACTTCAACAACAAGGAGAAGATGTTAGTAAAAGATTAACTCAATCTCAAGTAGATTCTAATAGAGATTTTATGATGGGAATGGGTGGAAAGACAGATACTAGTGCACCTTTTCCAGGTCGTTCTAGAATAACTCCAACTACTCCTGATGCTGATACAGGTGCTTTAGGTTTAGCTGATATGGACACTACTAAAACTTTAGATATTAAAGATACATCTGAAGCATTAGATAAACCATTTAAAGGAACTGGCACTATGACTACTTCACAAAGAAGTAAATTAACTGGTGGAACAAGGGTAGGTCCAGGCACTATAAAAAGTAGAATGGCTGCAGAAAGAGATACTGATATAGGTACAATGGATACTGGAACACTTGGCATATCTTCTGATCAAGCTAAAACACAATCACAAGGTCCATCAGATCCTAGATTTAGAGATCAAGCACTTGGTATATCTGCACAAACACAAGTTGCAGATCAAGATTTAGAAGCTGATGCAGGTACACAAGCTCAACTAGGAATTAAAAAAGCACCAACTGCTGTAGATCAATTAAAAGCAACAGGGACACAAATTAAAAAAACTGCTGATAGTATTTTACAACCTGGTGCATCTGTAAAAATTATTGGACAAGCTATAGGTGGTGTATTAAAAGCAATATCACCAGAACCTTCTGTTATGGATAAATTTAAAACAGGATATTTTAAAACTGCAGGTGATTTAGGATCATCTACAGATCCTGGTAGAATAGTTGGTAATCCTCAGACAAATGTATTTGCAGGTATGAATAGAAACTCTGCATTTGGTAATTTAGGTCAATCTGGTCAAAAAAGAGTAGATAGAGTTTCAGGATATGCTTCTAAAAATCGTGCAAAAGCAGCAAAAGCTAGAAAAGCTGGTAATTTAGAAAAAGCTAGAAAGTATGATGAAAAAGCTAAAAGACAAGAAGATAAAGCTCGTACATTTCAAGAACAAGTAAATAAATATAATAAAGATAAACCAGTCACAGGTACAACTAAACCTGGACAAAGTGGAGGAGCTGATAACACTAGAGATAGCGGTAAAATAGTTTGCACTATGATGAATGAATCTTATGGATTTGGATCATTTAGAAATAAAATTTGGATGAAGTTTCATAGAAATATTTCACCAGAATATCAAAAAGGATATCACAAATTATTTTTACCTTTAGTTAAATACGCAAAACAAAAAGGTATTACAAATAAATTTATTAAAAATATTTTAGAACATATTGCTGTACATAGTACAATTGATATGAGACAATCACTTAGAGGTAAAAGACATACACTTGGAAGAGTATATAGAAAAATTATTTTACCTTTATGTTACTGGGCAGGGAGTAAATAATGGCTATAGATGATATGAAAGGTAATGTTACAAAAGGTAGAGTAACTATGACTGGTAGGATGGATGATAAACCAACTACAATAGATGCACCTAATTTATCTGGAATGAATAAATTATTTACAAAAAGAAAACCACCTGCAACAACAAAAACTATGGAAGATTCACAACCAGTAAGTGATTTAGTAAGTAAAGTACAAAATTTACCAGATGAAGATAAGGCTGTTTTATCGGCAGTTTTATCTCCATCTGTTAGTAATGCTCTCGCAAAAATAGTTCCTGAGTTAGCTCCTCTTGCAGAAGCTGCAGGATCTAAAGAAGAGAATGTTATTATACCTGTATCTATGTTCAAAAACTTTGCAACAAAAAGATACAGTGGTGATGAAAGACAAGCAGTAGAAAGTTTTGTTACTGATTTGTCTGGAGACATGATGGGTCAACAAACTGTGCCACCTGATATGGCAATGGCTGAAACACCAGAATCTGGTTTTGAAGAAGAGTTCGAAAGAATTGACGAAGCTAGAGATGATATAGCTGGAGAAGACATAGCCTAATATCAGCCCACAATATGGAATAGAGCTACCCTTACCCATAAGGCACTCAACCAATAGGTAAAAATAATGGAAGAAGAAAAAAAAGTTTCTGAAGAAACTAAAGCTATTATGCAAAAAGCAAATCCTTACAGCAAAGTCAGAGAAGAAGATGATGCTGAAACTGAAGCATTTGCAAAAGGTGAATTAGCTAAGTTTCAAAGGGAACAAAAAGAAAAGGAAGCAAACGCAGCAACCGAACAGAAGGACACCGATGCATCTGAAGAGACTGCAGACAACACAGATAGTAAGGCTACTCCTATCGCTGAACGCCCTGCCAAAGCTGAAGATCGTGTTTTTAAGAAACGTTATGACGATTTGAAAAAACACTATGATTCTACAATTAGTAAACACAAGGAAGAACTTCAATCTTTGCGTACACAATTAGAATCAAGTACTAAACAATTTGTGCCACCTAAATCACAAGAAGAGTTAGAGGCATGGAGAAAAGAGTACCCTGATGTTTATGATATGGTTGAAACCATAGCGATAAATAAAGCAACTACTCAAACTGCAGATCTTGAAAATAAATACAAAGACTTACAACTCCAACAAGAACAGATTGCAAAAGAAAAAGCTGAAGTAGAACTTTTAAAAGTTCACCCAGATTTTCATACTCTTAGACAAGAAGATGATTTTCATGCATGGGCTGAACAACAAGATCCTACTATTCAAAGTTGGTTGTATGAAAATACATCTAACTCTAAGTTAGCTGCTAGAGCTATTGATCTATATAAAATGGATCGTGGTGTTAGTAAGTTAACTAAAAAAGAAGAAAAGGATGTTAAAAAAGAAGCTGCTAAAGCAATTTCTAAAACTAAGAAAAGTACTGATACTGATGTACCTAAGAAAAAAATCTGGACAACTAGTGAGATTGGTAAATTAAAAGCTCATGAGTATGATAGATTAGAAAAGGAGATTGACCTTGCTCGTTTAGAAGGTAGGATTGAACAACGTTAAACAATCTAACTAAACAATAAGGAGAAGCAATATGGCTTTTACTAACGCTTCGGGGTATCAAAACCTTGCACAAGGTAATTTTACTCCACAGATCTTTAGTCAGAAAGTTCAAAAGTTCTTCAGAAGAGCATCAGTGGTAGAAGATATTACTAACACTGATTACGCTGGAGAAATTGAAAACTTTGGTGATACAGTAAAGATCATTAAAGAGCCAACAATCACAGTTAAAGATTATGCTAGAGGTCAAACAGTTGATACGCAAGTATTAGCAGATGACCAAATAACTATGACTGTCGATCAAGGTTCATACTTTGCTTTTAAAGTAGATGATATTGAAGAAAGACAATCTCATGTAAACTTTGAAGCTCTTGCAACCTCTTCAGGTGCATATTCATTAAAAAAAGCATACGACTATAACGTATTGAAGTTTATCTATGATAACGCTTCAACAAACGCTAGTGCTACAGGAACTGATGGTTCACCAATTGATGGTGACGCAGCTGTAGATACTTTGGCAAACGTTATATCATCAGCAAAAAGAGTGCTTGATAAAAATGATGTGCCAGAAGATAACAGATGGTTAGTTGCACCACCTGAATTTTTTGAGCAATTAAGAAAAGCAGGTGCTAAACTTTCTGACCAATCAGTAATGGCTGATGGCGGTGCATCACAAATCAGAAATGGTAAAGTCACAGACAGACCATTATTTGGTTTTAATATGTACTCAACAAATGCTATTGCAGTGTCTAGTGGATCTGCAGCATCTCATACTTTTGGTTCTTCAGGATCAAATGAGTTTGCATTTTTATACGGACATATGTCAGGAGTTGCAACTGTAAATCACATAGCAAAAACTGAATTAATCAGAGACCCTGATTCATTCGCTGATGTAGTCAGAGGCTTACACGTCTATGGAAGAAAAATTCTTAGAGATGAAGCAGTAAGATCTGGTGTAATCACAATAGGGTAATAATTAGGAGGATAATAGATAGATATGGCTACTTATGACAGAACTGGCAAAGGTGGTACTACTGGGCATCCTGCTAATGGTAGAACACCTTATTTAGTTGAAAATACAATTGACATCTCAGCAATCAACAGTAATTCTGGAACAGCAAACGGAGACGTTGTCCAAGCATTGGACATTCCTGCTGAAACTTTAATCATGGAAGCTGGAATCGAGGTAATCACTGCATTATCTAGTTCCGCAACTATGGACTTAGGTATTACTGGCGGAGACGTTGATAGATATGTTGATGGAGACACTAACGCTACTGGCTTTAGCACACTTACAGCTACAGCTAGAGTTATAGTTTCTAGTGCAGACACTCTAGATATATTAACTGCGGGTGCAGATTCAAGTGCTGGTAAAGTGCGTGTTTTTGCAGTACTATGTGATGTATCAGGTGTTGATGAAACAGATCACAACTAATAGATAAATAAATTTAAGGGGGGTATAACTATCCCCCTTAATTAATACCCCTTATAACATTTAGGATATATACATGACAACTTATGATTTAAGAAAAAAAACTGATGCAAGCACGGGACAAAGGATTATACCATTAGGAAGTAATAATGATATAAGGGTTAATAATTTAGAAAATAGAATTAACAATCAAGAAAAAAAACTTGATAAAATATTAGAGTTATTACAGAATGGCAACAACTTATCTAACGCTAACAAATAGAGTTCTTAGAGAACTTAACGAAACAGAATTAACTTCAAGCACATTTTCTTCTAGTAGAGGTGTGCAGACTGCAGTAAAGGATTTTGTAAATAAAGGTATACATGATATTTACAATGAAACAGGTGAGATACCTTTACTATACACTAGAACTTCAGAAAATTTAATAGTTGGTGATAATGAATATTCTTTTCCAAATGATTTTAGAAAAGCAGATATGGATTCATTTTTTCTTAAACCAACAGAGTTAGTTACTAATGGTGAGTTTGAATCTAATATAAATAACTGGACTACAGGTGATGGATCCCCGTCACATACAACAAGTGGTAACGGTAGATTAAATTTAAATGATGCAGCAGCATATCAAGCTATTAACACTACAGTAAATAAAACTTATAAACTACAAGTTAGAGTATTAAGTCCAAACAGTTCATCTAGTGGACTAATTGTAAGAGTTGGAACTTCACCAGGTGGAACACAAAACTTAAATAAAACAGTGGCAGTAACTAATTTTAGAGAAGGTAAAATACTAAGCACTACATTTACAGCTACAGCACAGGTATCTTATATTTATGTAGAATCAGATGGTGTACAATTAGATGTAGATTATTCCC